TTTTATAACATAACTTAATAACAGGTGTAACAATAAGCCCAAAGGTTAGTGATAACCATCTAGATTTGGTGTCGAACAAGTAGTCAGTATGGGATAATCCGCGATACTGATAAAACCGCTGCTTGACCTGTTATTATTAACTAAACATTAACTAAACATAAATAAAGAAATGAGTATAGAACTCCAAGATCCACCTTACACTATGAACCAACTTCATAAAGAGGCTCTAATATTAAATAAAATAAGAGACGAGAAACCAGCACCTGATGGACATTATGTTGACCATGATGGTAAAATAGTCAAAATAAATAAGAATGAAGATTTACTTTTTTGGAATGGAATAAATAGAATATAAACATTAACTAAACAAAAACATTGAGATATGAAACCAATGAACACAAGATTAGGTGCACATCCAGCACCTACTAAAGCAGGATTTATGTATGATTTAAGAACAATAACATTTGATGATTGGATGCTAATGGTCATCAGGGAAAATGTTAAAGCCTTACCTAAACAGTTACAAAAACAATATGAAATCAAGAAATAACTATCAAAGATCAATGCAAGAATTAACTTACGCTTATGTAGGTATAATTCTTGTTTGCATCTTAGCAATGATAACACAATAAACAAAGAATAGTGAATGGGGTGTGCACATCCTCCCTCTAGCAGTAGTCTATTTCCAAGTAAGATTGGTAGACTTTAAACGTAGCTGTTAACTGATCAATAAAGGGAAGAGAGGGTATACTATTCTTTTAACATAAACAAGGTTGATGATATACCTTTTTAAAATCATCAAAATAATCCATTAAAAATAATAAAATGGCAAATCAATTAAACAGTGCAAGAGGTCTAAACTTGAAAGCACTAAAAACAGGTCAAGTAGTATTAACAAAAGTAATCAGAACATCAAACCCTGATATAGTATCGTTAGAACTATACGAAGGTGGAATTGTAAACACATCTCGTACTTCAGCTGCAAAGTCAGAAGGACAATACGAAGGTTTAGGTATGATGATGTCTGGATACAAAGGATTTACAAATTCAGGGAGCGTAACATTAGCGTGGCAAAACATCACAGTATCTAACTTAGAACTAATGTTAGGTATTGATGAGTTAGACATTGACAATGGTATGTGGGAAGAATTTAGAACTAAAGCAGGGAAAACTAAAGAAATGCTTGAGTTAAACATCTTAGATCCTATCGCAGTCTATAACCCACAGCTTAATGAAGAGTGTAACATTAGATTTAGAGCTGTAATTGTAGAAAATACTGTAATATCTAAAGATAAATTTAAATGGGCTGAAGACAAATTAAATATATTTGATAAAGAAGACCAAATTGAAGCAATAGTTAAACAGTACGCTAAAAGACCAGGTGCTGACAAACCAGCTATAAAACATAATGGATCTGTTGTATACAGAGATGTTAAAGTTAGCTTTTGTGATCCAAGTGTTGAGGTTATGAATCACACATTCTTAAAGTCTGACCCAGTTGCAGCAGCAAATGAAAGTGTTGATGTAACAACAGGGGAAATTGTTGAAGAATACACAGAAGAATTAGGATAATAACAAATGGGGATTTGTTTTAGGATAGTTAGGGGAGCCATAGTGCTCCTCTCTCTATTTTATACCAAATACTCTTATACAATGTAAATAAAAATGTTATATTTGCTAAACTTATAATAAAATATTATATGAATACAAACAAGAAAAGATACGGCAAGAAAAATGCCTTTATAGTAAAGAACAAACTAGTTCTCGAAGAGATTACATTTAGGGGTAAAAAAATAGTAAGAGATAAAGTAGTAAAAGAATGGGATATACCTGATATAATAACAAATGACATTGGATTTCAGATGATGTTTGGGTTTCAATCAGTATCTACATTATCAAAAGCAAAAGCAGACAGAGATTCAGTAGCTGTTGATAGGAGATTTTATAACGAATATTAATTTAAAATAAATAATTATGGGGAAAATGAAAGAAATTTATGAAATGGTGCAAGATGGCACAGCAGCGTTATTTATAGATGCTTATAGAAACGCAAGAATACACAATGAATTAGGATTTACTTATGATTATAGATACTATGACGTTGCAAAAGCAAGGGCTGTAGTATCATTGATTCAAAAAGCAACAGTAGAATATGATAAACATATTGATATTCAAGCAGATGCTGAGTATGATAGTCAGTGGTTAGAACAATGATTTATCTAATTGATAACTCAAGCAATACTAAGATACCTGCATCACATTATCAGTTGGGGACAATTGATGATGTGGTCAAGTATTGTGAGGATAAACAAGTATTAGGTGTAGATACAGAGACTGAAGGATTAGACTTTACCTGTAAGAAAATGATTATGTTTCAAATAGGTGATGAAATTGACCAGTTTGTAATAGACACAAGAGTTGTTGACATTGAACCACTAAGAAATATACTAGAAAGTACAGATATAATTAAGATATTTCATAACGCTAAGTTTGACTATAAGTTTATAAAACGATGGGGAAAGATAGAATGTGAAGGTATTTATGATACATTCTTAACCGAACGTGTATTAAACTGTGGTAAAGATGGGGTTAGATATGGACTTAAAGATGTGTGTAAAAACTATTTAAATGTTGAGTTAAACAAAGAGGTAAGAAATCAATTTGTAGGGCTTACCGGGCAACCATTTAGAGAAGACCAAATAGTTTATGGGGCTAAAGATGTAGAGTATTTAATAGGTGTAAGGAAACACCAACTCCCATTAATAGACAAATATAAACTAAATAATGTAGTTGCTCTTGAAAATGAAGCTGTTACAGCATTTGCAGACATAGAATACAATGGATTAGATTTAGACTCAGAGAAATGGAAAGAAATAGAATCTGTTAACATGGATAAAGCATCTAACCTTGAGTTAAACTTAGATGAGATGGTTAGAGTTGATGCTAGGATTAAACACTTTGTATCTAGATATGTACAGACAGACATGTTTACACCAGTCGAAGAGATTAGAGATATAGATATTAAATGGACATCCCCTAAACAGGTGCTAGATGTATTTCAATGTCTCCTCCCTAGTCTAGAGAATGTTAATGGTAAACAAATGTATAAGTATAGGTTTAAATACCCATTAATAGATAAATATGTTAAGTATAAAGAAGCAATGAAACTATGCACATCGTATGGTGACGCATTCTTTAAGAACTTAGCGGGAGATAATAAAATTCATACCAATTTTCACCAGATACTAGATACCGGCCGTGTAAGTAGTAGCAAACCTAATATGCAGCAGATACCTGCTGATAATATATACAGGAATTGTTTCACTGCACCCGATGGTTGGAGTTTTGTCAGTTCAGATTATTCATCACAAGAGCTAAATGTTATAGCTTATGGGAGCAAAGATCCAGTTTGGATAGAAGCACTAAAGAATAATCAAGATCTACACTCTACGTGTGCCGAGTTAGTATATGGTGAACAATGGTTAACTAGTGGAGAAGATGACTGCGCTTACTTTAAAAATAAATCTAAATGTAGCTGTCCTTCACATAAAAAACTTAGAACAAATGTCAAAACTATTAATTTCGGGCTTGCTTATGGGATGGGCCCTAATAAGCTTTCTGATACTCTTAACATCAGTGTGGAAGGAGCTAAAGAACTCATCGAAAAATACTTCCAAGCATTCCCAGCAATCAAAGGATTCTTAGAGAAGCTAGGTAACTTTGGTAAAAAGTATGGGTATATTAAAACATTCCCCCCTTACAATAGGAAGAGATGGTTTAGTAATTGGTACCCAAAGATTTGGAATAACAAAGCATCAATGATGGATCTTGGTAGTATAGAACGTGCTAGTAAAAACACACCTATACAAGGAGCTAGTGCAGATATGACTAAACGTGCTTTAATTTTAATGCGTGAGTATATAAAAATGAACGATGCACCTGTTAAATTAGTGATGACTGTGCATGATCAGATAGATACTATATGTAAAGATGAGTATGTAGGAGAATGGTCACAAGATATGCAACATTTAATGGAAGTAGCTGCTAATGAAATAGTAACAAACGGCTTGTTAAAAGCTGAAGTATCTGTAAGTAAATGTTGGGAAAAATAATAATTAAATAAAATAATAGATTATGGAAATACTAGTATATTATATACTATTTATATCAGCAGCGCTTATAATAACAAGCTGTATTAATACAAATAAAATGAAATGACAAGACATCACGTAGCCATACAAATGGAAGAAGAACAGCAATGGGAAAAAGATAATGGCCCTATTGTAAAAACTGCAGACCAACTGTGGAAGTATAGTGGGGAGACTGAACTAGATTCAGAGGATTTACTAGTAGCTCGTATGAAAGAGACTGTAAGAATAGTACTTTTAGATAATGGTGTATATTCTTTATTATCTGAAAGACGCTCTCAAATACTTGATTATTGGTTAGAAAATCAAGACAAAACTATAAAAGAGCTAGGCCATGAACTAAAATGTTCTCCTACTACTGTTTCAAAAACTATACGTAAATATTTAATAGAACTTAAAAAACATAAAATTGATTAAAATGACAACAAAAGAAAGAGCAATAAACATAATAAAAATGCTAAAGCATACAGTAAATGTAATGGGTAAACATGAAGTATTACACCCAGAGCAAGAAATATTTAGAAGTCCAAGAGCAAAAAAATCAGACTTACTTAATAAAATAAAACGAATAACAGAAAGATTTAAATTATGATTAGAAAAACACAGGTTGACTCCCTTAAAGAGTTAAAACCTACATTAAGCGCTAAAAGACAAACAGTGTATAATGTTATAGCCTACCTTACCCCTGCTACTAATAGAAATATAGCTAAGCATTTAGGATGGGATATAAATAGAGTTACAGGAAGAGTAACAGAGTTAGTTAATTTAGGGGTAGTTACATCAGACGGTACACACAAAGATAAAGAAACCAATAGAACTGTTACAGTATGGAAAGTATTGTGACCCAACAGATTAATCAGATAAGAGATATAGAGCAAAAAAAAGCTCTTAACTCTTGGGCTAAACAAGGATTTGTAGGCTCAGTTATAGCAGGGACAGGCTTTGGTAAATCTAGAGTAGGTGTATTAGCTGTTGATTATACTTTAAAACAATGTCTAAAAGCTAAGACTAATAGATATAGGAAAAAACACTCATATAATGGGAAAGCTCTTATTTTAGTTCCTACTGTCCAATTACAAGAACAATTTAAAGAAGAGTTTTATAAATGGGGCTTAGAAGGATGTTTAGATCATGTTGAGGTTTTTTGTTATCAAAGTGCATATAAATTAGTTGGGAAACATTATGATATAGTTCTGTGTGATGAAGTACATTTAGGATTATCACCAGAATATCGTAAGTTTTTTAAATATAATACTTATGATAAGCTTTTATGTATGACCGCTACACCCCCTGAAGAAGAGGAGTATAGAGAGTTGTTAGAAAAGATTGCACCAGCAGCCTACAATATTACATTAGATAAATGTGTACAGTTAGGTATAGTTAGTCCTTATAACATATCATGTGTACCTGTAACCTTAACTGTTGATGAGCAAAAAGAATATAAGAAAGCTAACAATAGTTTTGTACAGTGGAAATATCAGTTAGGGCAATTCAATGCTTTTGAAAGCGCTCAAATGATAATGGCTGATAATAATGCTACAGCAGGAGATAAACAAAAAGCAATAATGTTTTATAGGGCTATTAGAATGAGGAAACAAATTGTAGACTTTGCAGAGAATAAGATAAAGAAGTTTAAGGAAATCTACAAGACTAATACAAGTAAAAGAATACTTGTGTTTAGTGGGGCTAATGATTTTACAGATAAATTATGTACTTCTATCACACCTAATGCATTGTCTTATCATTCTAAGAAAACTAAAAAACAAAAAGAACTAGCACTAGAATCATTTAAAAATGGGTCAATAAATGTGCTTTGTTCTACTAAAGCCCTTAACCAAGGCTTCGATGTCCCTGATGCAAATATGGGGATAATATGCGGAATCACAAGCAAATCTTTGTCTATGATACAGAGAGTAGGACGCTTAATACGATTTAAAGAGGGTAAAGTTGGGGAGATTATTATACTGTATGTTGCTGATTCTCAGGAAGAGAAGTGGCTAAAAAATGCAGTTAAAAACCTCAAAAACATTACCTGGAAATAATATTTAAAAAATTTGTATACTATGAAAAATACTATTATATTTGTACCAAGTTTAGGCTTGAGTATAAATTATTCTTTTACACCCTTTTACTGCCAATGAAAGTAGATATAGATTTTGAAGTTTTAGAACAGACAGGAATGTCTGCAGACGATTTCTTATATTTATATTTAATATATAAAGAAGAATATCAATATATACCCAATCTTAATCTTAAACCAAATTTAGACAGATTACAATCTGATGGATATATTAAGTTAGGTGAAACATCTGATCAACATTTTATTAGACAAGAGTTCATAGATCTCTTTTCTTCTGATTTTGATCAGATGTTTGCTGAGCTTATAGGAACATATCCTCTAAAGGTTAATGCTCCTGATCGAGGAGTTAGAGTGTTACACGCTAAGGATCCAGATAGCAAGTCAAATCTAAAATGTAGAATAAGGTACGAGAAAATTGTAGGGGGTAAGCTGTATAAGCACAAGAAAATTATGAAGTGCTTAGACAACCAACTGCGAATAGAAAGAGATAGTCTTGGGTATTTACAAAATTTAGAAACATGGATTAATAACCATACTTGGGAAAAGTATGAAAACTTAGATGAAGATGACACAGAAGAAAATACCACAAGAATTACAAGATCCCTTTAAAAATGGGGGATTTAAGAGTATAAACAAAGCTATTAGCGCCTCTTTACATCAGGTGCAAGATGGTATAAAAGGAATACGACGCGTATTTCCTACCAAATGGTCTAGACTTAACCGAAATTTATTAGGTGGACTACAACCAGGCAAAATGTATGTAATTGCAGGACGTCCAGGTGTAGGTAAATCAGCATTTAGTAATCAACTTATATTTGATTTACTAGATAATAATAAAGACAAGCAACTATTAATATTGTATTGGAGTTTCGAGATGCCTGGCCATCAGCAAATTATGCGTGCAGGTGCTAAAGGTACAGGTAGAGAAGTTAGTGACTTGCTGTCAGTAGAACGAAGATTAGAAAATGATGCTTATGAGGCATTTAAGAAAGAAGTTCTAAAATACGCTCACTATCCTATTTACTTTAACAATATACCTAGAAACATGGAATTTGTTAAGAACTCAAATGTAGAAGTAACTAGTAAATATCCAGATCATACTATTGTTAATGTATTTGACCACTCTAGACTTATCTTAAGTGATAAAGAACATGAGTTACAAAAACTTAACGAAGTATCTAAGGGTTGTATGTGGTTACAAGCTAAAATGGGGACTATAAACATTTTGTTATCACAGCTAAATCGTAACATAGAACAAGAACATCGTGCTAAAGCTCAATATCAACCATTACTAACAGATTTGTTTGGTGGTGACAGTATTGGTCAGGATGCACACGTAGTTATGATGTTACAGAGGCCTAATGATTTATATGGGATAACGGACAAGTATTGCGGAGAAAACCCTTTAGGTTTATTAGCAGTGCATATAGAAAAAAACAGAGATGGTTTATTAGGTATGATACCTTATGAAGCAGAAATGTCAACTTTTACTATTAATGAAAGAAAATAAAAACAAATGATATTTAAGAAAAAAATAACCCAAAATAAAAAACTATTAAAAAACATAGAAATATATGAGCAAAAAGAGAAAGTTAAACAGCAAGAATCCAAAGTATGTAGTAAAAAGCAATCTAAAGGAGGAGAAGACACGAAAAAAACTAGAATGTACCACATCTAATGGAGTAAAAGTATACTCTGTATGGAGTGTATAATTATAATTTAAATTAAAACTATGGAATTACCAACTAAAAAGGTTAAGGCTAGCCGTAAATCGCCTAAAAATATGATAATCTATGGCGCCCCTAAGATAGGGAAGACTACAGTATTATCAGAATTAGATAATTGTCTTATTATTGACTTAGAGAATGGCTCAGATATGCTTGACGCTTTAAAAGTTAAAGCTAATAATTTAAAAGAGCTTGCTGATGTAGGTAGGGCTATCATAACAGCAGGTAAACCATATAAATATGTTGCAATCGACACTATATCTAAATTAGAAGAGTGGTGTGAGGCAGAGGGTAAACAGATTTATATGAAAACTCCAATGGGTAAAAACTTTGACACTAAAAATCCAGGTATGTCTATATTAGCTTTACCTAACGGTGCAGGCTATCTATACTTAAGGATGGCATATAAGAAGTGGCTAGATAAATTGAACATGTTAGCAGATCATATTATTCTAGTTGGACACTTAAAAGATAAGATGCTTGAAAAGAAAGGTAAAGAGGTTGCTGTTAAAGACCTTGATTTAACCGGTAAAATTAAACAAATCACATGTGCTAACGCAGATGCAGTTGGTTATATATTTAGGGAAGGAGAAGAGACTATGATTTCTTTTAACTCTTTAGATGACACTGTAGCGGGTAGTAGATGTGAACACTTAAAAGGCCAGACTATGCCTATGAAATGGTCAGAAATATTTATAGATTAATTAATTAAACAAAAACAAAATGATTGAAATGAGGAAAACACAAGAAGCAGGGGAAACGCCTGCACAAATTACTGTTTCTATGATCGACCAAGATCTTAAAGACGGTGTAAACAAAACAGAAATGACTGTTAAGTATGGGATTAAACCATGGGAAGTTGACGAAATGTTTAAACATCCACTCCTTAAAGGTAGGAGACCAGCTAGAAAGAGAACTCTATCCTTTAGCTTTGTAGACGATATGTCTGAAGAGCCTATTAAGGAAATTATAGAGACAATAGATCCTAATCAAGTAACTTTAGAGCAAGCTATAGACGAGGCTATTGATACAGTTACAGAAGTTAAGAATCAAATGCAAGAGACGCAAGAAGCTATCAATGATATGCTTAGCCCTACAGAATTTGAAACAGCTGATGATGAGCTTGAAATCCCAAGTTTTAACGACACTATGAGTGTAGTTGAAGAGCAAGAATGGGAAAAGAATGGACAAGAAGAAGAACTAGATATGGACGATGAAACGTTCGAATTATAATTAATAACCAATAAAAACAAATTTAAAAATGGCAATACAAAGTAATGCAAGTACACAAGAAGTAGTAGGGGGAATCAAGACATTCTCAGGATTAACAAATGTAAATGTGATAGCAGTAAATCCAACGATGGCGGAGTTACATGCAATGGACATTAACGTTAAACAAGAACCAAATTATGATGTATCTTTTAGTGATCAAGAATTTAAAAAGATAGCATTTTGGTTATCTAACGATGACGGTAACTTTAAACTAGAGATATTAGTTAATAATACACCTAAACAATCTAAAACTGGTAAATTCCAATGGTTAAATAATGTTGGTCAATCTACATGGGCTGATGACGCTCCAACGTACGAGTGGTGGAAGAAAGAAGGGGAAAGAAAAGCTTATACAGGCGAAGAAACTCTTATTAATTTTGTTAAAGCTTGGGCTAATGTAGCTTCAGGTGATGAAGTGTCGTTTGACACTATAGCATCTATTGTTACTGGTGATGTTACAGAGATTAAATCTTTAATTACAGCTTTAGTTAGTAATCAAGTTAGAGTTCTTGTAGGTGTTAAAGATGATAAATATCAGCAAGTATATACTAAATACTTTGGTAGAGTAAAACCTCAAAGAGATGATTTATTTGTTAAATCTCTTAATGATGACTATGGCTCATTTAATGCTGATTTTAACGCAGATCTTAAATGGGGGACACATACATCAACAGCTGATTTAATTAGTCCTGATGCACCTGCAGAAGATGAAGACTGGACAGCACAGCCTGCAATGGCTAATGGTCAAACAGACGAAGACTTACCGTTCTAATGCCCATTGCTAGTAGAAGCAGCGAAGATCATTTACATACAGATGTCATACTTGGTAAAATTACTGAGTATGACATTTTTATGTACTATGTTCCTAGCTTTAAAGGTTTAGGTAAAAAGTTTAGGAGTGAACTCCGTGACGATAATTCACCTACTGTTTCTATCATAGCTTATAATGGTAAACTTCTATATAAAGATTTTGGTAACTCTGATCATAGTTTTGATTGCTTTAATTACGTTAAATTTAAATATAACTGCAACTTTATATCCGCTTTGCGAATAATTGATTGTGATTTTAATTTAAATTTAAGTTCTAAAAAAGAAGCTATTAGATTTACCATGGGGTATATAGGTTATTCTCAAATAAATAATCCTAGGCTTGTAAAAAAGGACGTTATTATTAAGAAGAAAAGCCGACCTTGGAGCCTACAAGATGCGAACTTTTGGAAAAAATATTTGGTAAGTAAAAAAATATTATCTATGTTTGCAGTTGAACCAGTGAGTCATTATTGGATAAATAGCAGCAGATTTAGTTGTCAATCAATTACTTATGCTTTTAAATTTAAAAATCGATATAAAATCTATTCTCCTTACGAAGTAAAAAATAAATGGTTAAGTAACACCAAGAAGACAGATCTTCAAGGTTATGACCAACTCCCAGATAAAGGTGAGCGACTTCTAATTACTTCTTCTCTTAAAGATGTTATGTGTTTACATGCAGCCGGCTACAATGCCATCGCTATGCAGAGTGAAATGCAGATGCCTAGTGAGAAATTAATAAGTGAGCTAAAAGAAAGATTCAATACAATAGATATTTTATATGATAACGATTTTAATAATGTAAACAATCCAGGCCAAACTATGGCTAAGAAAATTTGTGACTTGTATGGTTTTAATAACGTCTGCTTGCCTGAAGAATTTGAATCTAAAGATCCATCTGATTTAGTTTCTAAGACAGGTAGTTTTAATGAACTTAAATACATATTAAATGAACAGAGATGAAATTATTGAAAAACTAAGAACTCGAAAAGGATTCTTAAAAAAAGGAGCACAATGGTTAGCAGATAAATGGGACGTAGATATAGCAATTATTAGAGACTGTAAAAAATTAGTAACATCTGAAGAGTGGGTACAAGAAAGGATGAATAATGATAATGGACACGATTTAAGTGAAAGTCAAGCATTTTCTAAACATCTTCTAGATAATGGCTTAACTATGGCAGATGTTAAATCTGTTAAATTCTGGCAAAACATGATGGGTGAGCAGAGGTATAGTATAGTAACACATAATCAATGGCATGAACAGCCTTTAGTTAAAGATGAATTACTAAACTATATTAAAAGCAAATCTCATAAAGTAAAAAAGATTGCTTACAAGAAGTCTAAAGACCCTATTTGTTACGAGATTTCTTTACCGGATATTCATTATGGTAAATTTACAGAAGATGCTCCAGATGCCATAGAAGAGAACTACATGAAAGCTATTGTAGACTTGCACAGAAAGGCAGATGGAGTAAATATAGAAAGGTTTTTATTACCAGTAGGTAATGATGGGCTTAATTCAGAAGGATTTTCTAGAGCTACTACTAAAGGTACACCTCAGCATGATACTATGCAGTGGAGACAATCTTTTAGGGGTTATTGGAATTTAGTTATGAAAGCAATAGATTATCTAGCACAATTTGCTCCAGTAGATGTTGTAGTTGTACAAGGTAATCATGATTTTGAACGTATGTTTTATGTGGGGGAAGTATTAGATGCTATGTATCATAATAATAAGAATGTGAACGTAGACAACAGTCTAGATACACGTAAGTATTATGAGTATGGTATTAACATGATTATGTTTACTCACGGAGACAGAGAGAAGCCTCAAGAATTACCATTACTAATTGCTACTGAGCAGCCAGAGATGTGGAGTAGATCTAAAGTTAGGGAAGTACATTGTGGGCATAAGCACAAAGAAATGCTTAATGAATACATGGGAACTAAGGTTAGATTTATACCGTCAATATGTGGGAATGACGCTTGGCATAAAACTCAAGGGTATGTTGGTACTTTAAGATGTGGTCAAGCATTTATCTGGAATAAGAATAGAGGTCTGGAAGGGTACCTTCAAACTAATGTTATGAGTTATGGTGTGGAAGCGTAGAGCAAAAAGTCCTGGAAGATCTAAAGTAAAGAATGCTAAGAAAAGTACATATGATGGGCATAACTTTCAATCTAATTTAGAGTTATACTGTTATAAAGAATTAGAAAAGCTTAAAATACCTGTAGAGTATGAAAAAACTACTTTTACTATATTTGAAGCTTTAGTGTATCCTCAAGCATGCTATGAAGGAACAGCAAAGAAGTTGTATAACAAAGGTAGTAAGATTAGACCTATAACTTATACACCGGACTTTGTAGATCCTAACGGTAAATGGATAGTAGAAACTAAAGGCTATGCAAATGAGTCTTTCCCATTAAGATGGAAGTTATTTAAAAAACACCTTAAAGAAAACAACAAGCAATACGTACTGTTTATGCCTAGGAATAAAAAACAGGTAGATGAAGTAGTTGAGCTTATCACACAATTATAAAAAAGGGCCCTTAACAGGGCTCTTTTTTTATTAATCAATTAAACAATTAAACTATGTCAAACTTAGTAAGCCCATGCTGTGGGGCAGAATACACAGATAATGATGATGGTCCAAGCTATTGCTGTGATGCACCAATAGCAAATGGAATATGCCAAAACAAAGACTGTTTGGATCATGCAGAACCTCTAGAAGGATTTGTATGTGATACATGTGAAGATTTCTTTGAAGAACCTGAATTAGATTATGAGTATGCAGAACAACAGCATGATTCTTATTTAGAAGATCGCATGGATGCAGAGAGAGACGAAGGATGATAGAAAAGATCACTCGAAAGTCTATGCTTATAAGGCCTTCTGGTAGATCCACAGACTTTATAACACCAAGCTTTGGTTATGGTTGTTTGTATGACTGCTCTTATTGTTACATGAAAAGGCATAGACCAACAGGTCTTACTGTAGCAACTAACACAGGAGATATACTAACAGCTGTAAACAATCACGCTTTCTTTACCCCGGTAGAGAAGCCTAATCAAACTCATGCAGATTTTACAACATATGATATAAGTTGTAATGAGGATTTCTGTCTTCATGCTAAGTATCATCAATGGGAAGATATATTTGAGTTCTTTAGAGATCATCCTATAGCAATGGGCTCATTTGCAACAAAGTTTGTAAATAAGAAATTGCTTAAGTTTAACCCTGAAGGTAAGATACGTATTAGATTCAGTCTTATGCCACAGCATAAATCAACGCTTCACGAACCTAATACTTCTCTTATACTAGATAGAATACAAGCTATAGATAGATTTATAGATGCAGGCTATGACGTACACGTAAATTTTAGTCCTATTATTGTATATGATGGGTGGCTAGAAGATTACAAGTACTTATTTGAATTACTTAACCTTTACGTAAGAAATAAAGATATAGTACTTTCAGAATGTATATTCTTAACACACAACTTTAAGAAACACACAGCTAATATGTTTGCCAACCCGGCAACAGAAGAAGACCTTTGGGTCCCTGAAAAACAAGAAGCTAAGATTTCACAGTATGGTGGAGAGAATGTACGATACAAACTTGGATTTAAGTCTGAGTATATACAAGAATTTAAACAATTACATAACCAAATTATACCCTGGAACACTATAAGGTATATATTTTAAATCAATTAAACATGAGAAACAATCAAGATCAACTCTCTAGAATATCAAAAACATTGATATTTTCAGAGCCTTTCTACGGTATCTTCCTTATTGGATTGCAAAAGCAATTTACTAAAGATTGTGCTACCGCAGGTGTAGGAAAACACGGTATAGGTATGAGGTTAGTTATTAACCCAGACTTCTTTATGGATCTTAGTGAAGACCATCAACATGGTTTGCTAAAACATGAGCTATTACATATAGCTTTTGGACATATTATACTAGCAGATAGATACGCTAACAAGAAGCTTTTTAATATTGCGGCGGATATAGAAATCAACCAATATATTGCTGAGCATATGTTACCAGAAGGTGGATTAACTTTAAACTCTTTCCCTGGTACTGGAATACACATGCACCCAAAAGCAGGTACTAAAGTATATTATGACCTACTTAATGATACTTGCGATCAAGATGGTAACTCAGACAATGAAGCACTGCAGAAATTGTTAGGAGACATGGATGGTAATAGTCAGTATGACCATAAAGAATGGGCCGAGATTGGTGACTTACCTGAAGCAGAAAAGAAGCTTGTGCAAAAACAGTACGAGCATCAGATGAAACAGACAGCTGAAGTTATAGAGAAGCAGTGTGGTACAATCCCCGGTGAACTAGCTGAGCTTATTGAAAGACTATTTACTATAGAG